GTAGCCCCAAAATCCCATTTGTCTAAACTAAAATAAGCATCCATATTGGCCACTACTAAATTTTTAATCTCGCTTGTGCTGGTTGTGGTTCCGGCAGCAGGAATTACCTTGATAATTGCCCGTAATTCTTGTGCTGCCTTGGCTCCAAATAACGGTTTAAATTGTACAGTGTTTAAAATCATATTGTCAGAGATCATTTTATAATCTTGGAGACCGGCATATTCGGTAGTGAGTTCATCTAATGTAGGCGGAGTTGGTTCGGGTACCGTGCCGGTTGAATCTTTAATCCAATTTTGATATGCAACATAATAAGCCAAGGTCACAATATAAATGTCAATGATGTTAGTAGTTCCAGGATCGAGACGACTTGTTAATGGACTATTATGACGATATTGAAAGTACAAATCTTGACGGCCAATCCGAGCAATCCATCCGGTAACCGGATCTACAGTTCTTGTTAAATCGTTATTCAAGGTCAGTTGATAAAACAGGCCGGCGCTGTAATCAATGTTACTAGTGGCGCTGGTTGGGTCGTAGGCGTAAAATACTTGACCGTCAGCATATTCGGCCTTGTCCAGTTCAATTGCGGCCTGTGTAGCATAGTCGCTGTTGACCACACCTTGTTCAACTAACAAATAGCGTTGAAGATTATCAAAGTCCACAGTTTGTTGTAGGAATACCAATTTTAAATTACTATTCACGCCAGGCGCTACAATGTCATTAAAAAAATCTGGATTGTCAGGAACACCATCGGCATCATTGTCCTCAAATCCAACTATGACTTGGAAATCATCAACATACCCGTCGCTTTCTACTGGCTGCCCAATGATCCGCACTCGAGTATCTCCTTCGAGTGGAGTATTGTTATCGGGTTTGCTGTTGGTTTTTAATATGTTAACAAAATCGCTGATCACTGTGCCGGTACGACTGTCATATATCTTTTGATTGGTAAAAAAGAAAAATCTAGTTTCTAACACGCTGCCAAAGTAATAGTCCAAACTACGACTAACCACAGTAGATGTTAATCCGTCTGTGGTGGCCTGAATAAACCACGAAGCATCACTGTTGACTCCGGCGGTGCTACCTGCATTATCAAGGCTAAATGGAGCATTCACATCAAGATTGGTACTGTTAATTAAATACCAAGTGCCAGCAGGATATATCAATACATTGTTTTCGTTATACAAATCGACATTAGCATAGCCTAGACCAAAATTACGATTCAATCGAATCTGCTCAGTGATGCTTTGTGCAAATGTTGTGGTAAAGTCTGTGGTAAACAGGGGAATAACCTGGGTAGCAATTGCCCCGGTAGGAACAAAGTTGTTAAGTACCACCGGGCCTAATCCATTGGTAAAGTTACCAAGTCCTTGATTGGTCCCATCACCATACACTGCGGTAGGGCTGGCCCAGATCGCATATTTTTCATTAGCTCTGATAGGAACTCCGGCTACTAATTGATTGTCTTTATCAAAGAAATAGCCAGTAGGAGCTATAAATTTTACTAGAGACCCAACTTCAATATACTTGGTGTTGTTGCTAGAATATGTGCCAATAGATACTGGATTGTCCAATGAATTTTGAAAATAGCCTGTGGTTTCATTTAGTTGTGTAGTACTTTGGTTCCAGGTAATATTTAATACTGTTAGGTCAGGGCGAGTGTAGTTGGCATAATAAAATTGTCTGGCACCATCTTCGCCAATCACCGGTTGAATACTATTAGTTATTACATCAGCAATGTCATTATTGGTTAGCCAAGTAAATTGAAAGGCTGGCAAATTATTGGCTTCATACAAGGCGCCATCGCTGGCAAAAATATTTGTGCTGGAATATTTTCCAGTGTTGTCTACTAGATCAAGATATCGGCTGGTGCCAATGCTGGCTCGATTTAAGGCCTTGCTTTTTAAAATACTATTGTAAGCAGTGAATGGAAAGTTATTATAATCTTCGCCATTGACCATGCGATCTTGTGTGTAATAACGTGCAGGTGCTCGTTGTTTAATTTCTTGAATGGTCTCACGTGCCTGGCTATTGCTTACAGGTTGTGTGATACCGCATGTAAATGTGATAGTCTCAATTTGTCCAGTTCGACTAACATACGCAATAGGAACTTGAATGTTTTGCATTTCTTCTGGATTAATAATATATTGTAATCCATTACTGGCCCGAACATAATTACGGAAAGTTCCAACTGGGATGGTAGAAAAAACGCCATCACCAAAGTTTAATGTAATCTGATCATTGGTGCGGCTGGTCACTGAATATATAGTACGAGAACCCGGAGTTAGTTGTTCAACTGCGGCCCCATATACATTATCGGTTTTGATCCATTCCTTGGTTACATTTCCTAAATTATCAAGTTGGTATAACCAAATATCTTCATTGTTAACCCCTTCGATATTGATGTCTACAGAACGATTACTGATACGCTCTGGCAAATTAAAATCTTGATTTTGTAACACACCTTGTTTGAACAAAAAGAAATAACCAGTATTGGCGCTGGCAAAACCCAATTGGTCATTACGGAACAATACATTGAACTGCCCATTAGGCAACGGGCGAGGTTCATACACATAACTCCGACCAATTGAACTAGCGTTAACCGCTTCAAATGGCATGTTGACCCCATCGACTGTAGCAGTGTATGGAATCACTGGAATATATCCAGGAACTAAATTAATAGCATATTCGCTGGTGTCTACCCCTAAGATTATTTGATTGTTGGCTGGTCGACCTATACGTTGTGTGTTTAATAAACTGGCATTGACAATGGCCGTAAATTGTTCTTGCCAATCAAAGTTGCTGGGATCAGCCCAATTCACTGTAACGCTGGCCAAATTAACTCCATTATAATCTAAAACATTTTCTGTAGTTTTAACACTGAATACTTTTAAATAACCACTGGCCTCTGTATTACGCTTAGGAGTATAACTCACTAATTGTGCAAGTTTAACTACGCTATCTCTGCGTTCGGCTGTGTCTAAATAATTTTCGCGTGTGTTTAAATCTGTGCGGAACGCCAATGCTTGACCCATAAAGGCCATAACATCGAGTAAGGCAATGAATTCACTGCTCTCAATGTAGTCATTGAATGTTTCTGGATAATAAAGTCGCAAATAGTCCACAAAACTCTTGCGTAGGGTTTCAAAATCGTAACTTTGAAAGTCAGCTTCGCGGTAGGTTTGATAGATTCGTTTCCAATCTTCAACACCAAATATAGCTGTTTGTCTTGTGGTTGTGGCCATGTTTATTCCGTCGTTGTATTATTTATGGTTAGAATAAAGTGGGTAGTTTAACTAGATATAACTGGCACGGCGAGTTTGTTGATCAAAAAATACCGACAGTAGAGTGGCTGTCTGCCCAGGAATTACAGCAATTTCTAGTTGAATCAATATGCCGTGTTCTTGCGGAAATATGTCTAGCTGTGTGATTTGTATTCTAGGATCGCCGCCGGCAACTCGCTGTATTTCCGTGGTTAGAGCACGCTCAGTTTCTTGTGTTTGATTTTCAAACACATTATCCCAGATAGAGGTGCCGTAGCCAGGACGCCCAATAAGTTCTCCCTGGCGAATATTAAAAGCATTTAATAGGTCGCGTTTAATTAACTCAAAGTCTACTAATGTAAACTTTTTGAATTGATTGATTGTGCTAAATCCAACGAAAGTAGTCATGTTGTATTTACTCTATCCTATAAATTGTGTTTTGAGCTCAGATAATTTTTTCTGTGCCTGTAAAATATCGGCGTTAATTCCAGCAGTAAGAGCACTAGGAAATTCAAAACTAGGTGCAGGAATTTTAGCATTTCCTAATATTCTTGCCACCGCAGCATCTACTGTCTGGCGGTTAACCGTATTACTAAATCCTGCAGCTACCTTAGTTGCTGATACCAAGCTGTCTGAACTAAACAAACTAAAGTCTACACTGAAGCTTGACATTTTTCCAAATATGTCTAGACTACTACCAAGATTGCCTAGCAAGGCTTGTGCTTGAGTTCCTAACGATCCTAGGGCGCCTGTGGCTATGCCGGATAAACTGCCCAGGGCATTGGTGGCATATCCCCGGGCACTACCAATGGCTCCAGTTAACAAACCTTGCGCTTGTCCTAAGGCACTGTTTAGTACTCCTTGGGCCTCCCCTAGCGTACTATTTAACAATGCACTACCTTGTGCCCAAGCGGCGGCTACCGGCGCAGTAAATTGAGCAGCGTTATTAACTACTGCACCAACCGATTCTTTTATTAATTGATTAGCTGCAGAGGTGGCCTCGGCAGTTAAATTAGCAACTCCCTGCGTTACGCTGTTAACTGCACCATTGGCAATAGTTGATATATTATTAATTGGAGTTGATAATAAACTACTGACCGAGGCTGGCACCTGCCCGGTTATAGAGTTGGTTAGAGAAGTAACTCCCGAAAATGATGAAGTAATAAGGTTATTAAAATTGCTACCAAGTGCTGCAGTTCCAGATACTAAACTAGCTGCGGTCAATCCTGTTAATCCTAAGGCGCCGTAGATTTGTCCTGTGCTGGTACTTGCAGGAGCTGAGTTTTGGGTTTGGATAGTTCCGCTGGCAGTTAACGACTCGTAGTTAAGTTGCAGGACTCCATTTTGTATCCGAGTTTGTAGTGCTGGATCATCTAGTATACCGGCCACTGAGGTTACTCCATCTTTACCAGTCCATACACTAGGTGTACCAATTACACAGGCAAAGTCAGGATAGTTGGCGGTGCCTGGTTTCAAGTATCCTGTTTTTTCTAAGGATTCTGGTGTAAGATTATAAGTGCCAACACCAGTATCAGTAATAGTGTCCGGAGGTTGATTAACATATACTTCTGTGGTTGTAATTAACGCCTTTACTTCTTCTGGTGACAACGGACCCACTGGATCCAACCCTAACCCTACTGGGGTCATAGCATAATCTGCAGCAGTTATTGGAGTTTGTAACGGTGTGTTTGCCAACGAAGGTATTGACAGGGCTATTTCACCTGTGACAATTGATAAAATAGTCACACGGTCTACGCCGGCGGTATCTCTTTCCAAACGACTCAATTCAAAATTAGTCAATCGTGTTTGGGCGCTGGTCAAAGTTTGACCAACAGTATATCCTATTAACCCACCTGCTGCTACTTGGCTATAAAACAACTGGTCAGCTTGTGCCGGTGTATATCCATCAGGAGTAATCAACTCAAATTCGTTACCGCTTGGAAGAGTATATTTAAATATAGCCATTATGGTCCAGTTTTTGTAATGCTTACACCAGCCGGCAGCGTAGGTGCACCTGGTGGTGGTGTTGGTTGGCCGTTTTCTAAATTAACAGTTACAGCTACGCCCTGATTATGATAAGGCCATGGTTCGTGTGTGGGCGCACGAGTAACAATACTTTCTAACCCAGCTGGAGCAACCTGCCACCCAGTACTGCTGTCAAAACTTGTGTCAGGCATAACATACTTG